CAGACGTTAACACCTGCCCTGACGTACCAGCAGCACCATTAAGTGTCAAACCAGAAGTAATATTAGGTGCTTGTAGTGTCTTATTGGTCAGTGTCTGTGTGTCTGTAGTACCTACAACTGTGCCACTAGGTATGACTTTTTGTGCCGCTGTACCATCTATATTTCCACTTGCATCTGACACAACAAAAGAAGAAGCAGCTATACCAGATAGAGTATTACTATCTGCACTAATAGTTTTATTCGTTAGTGTCTGTGTGTCTGCAGTACCTACAACGGAACCTGTCAATCCACTTACTTCAGCAGCAGATATAGACCCATCTGCCAGTGGTCCACCTGTTGATACAAGCCTTGCTAGTGTTTCTGCTTTACTCACTTTTTACTCCGGTTTAGTAGGCCAAACTACATTCCAAGGGAAAGTGCTTTGTGCTGTGACATCCCTTAATGCCTGTCTATAAGCAGACCATTCATTCGATAAAGCTATACCTGTCTCAGCAGATTTAATGACCATCCAATCTGTTTCAGCTAATTTAGTATCTCTACTAGCTCTTACAGCTTTAGCTTGCTCTGCATCTTTGTTAGCTTTATAGGCAGTTTCTTGCTCTTCAATACTGTGCAGTACACCTTCTTCATCCCTATAATCTATAAATATAGGACCTAGAACATACTTGGTATACCATTTACCATTTACTTGTTCTACACCTTGACGCATAGAATAATGATAAGGCGATGAGGTACTTGCCTGTGCACCTTCAAAGACAACATCTGCACCCATATCATTTAGCAATGCTTCATTGATTTGGGTAGGGAAGGATGTATTAGGATGTAGTGATCTAAACTCACTTTCGTACATCACTTGACCTGTTGATCTAATTCTAATTTCCATAGATAGCCCTTAAGCAATTGCTAAGAATATAAATGTTCCACCACTTGCATTGATTGCTGCTGGTGCTGTGCTGCTGATCTCAAACCCTGCTGAGTAGGTGTCAATATAGTCAGTGCTGGTGACTTCAGCGGCAGTGCTATTCAAGAGCAGGTAAGGATCGTTGCCGCTGACAATACCTCTAGCTGTATCCCACACATACCAATCACCCGTGCTGTCGGTACGCTTAATCAGTACGAACCTAGCACCGCCAGTGAAGCCACAATCAATCTGCTTAGTGGTGCCAGAGCCTGTGTAGCTACCGACTTTGGATACACCAGCGCAGGTAGCGAAGAGATAGGCAACGTAGGTGGCTGCACTTTTATTAACTATGTCATTGGTTCCTATATATACTTGCGTTGCTGTTGGAAGAACTGGAGTCCCGCTGCTATCAGCAAACTTCCCGTTAAGACCGCCGCCTGCTGCATTAAGGTCTAAATATAAAAATCTACGATCAGGGCTAGAACTTGCGGCAGTACACATAACAGCCCAATTTTCTCCAGTAGCCCCCGCTCTCCATTTAACAATTACAAGTTCAGGCGCAACACCTAAATTGTGATTGAACGTAGTCGCAGAACCCGTCCCCGTGTAGCACACCACATCAAAGAAGCCTGGGGCACGTTGGAGAAAGTAATTTATATAGTTAGTACTGGCTCCATTAAATATAACTTCACCTGCGCCATATGTTATTGACGTTTGACCAAGAGCAGCAACCTGATCGGGTTCGTTAGATTCAACAGATGTATCGCTACTACTAAGAACTCGACAGTCAAGCCCTCTCAGCCTATCAATCCATCTAAAACCGTTAGGAGAATAAGTCCCAGATCGACCTTTTGAAAACTCAAGATCAAAAACAATTCCTGGGCTGACAGTTGTTTGTGCCGAATTGTTGCCAGTGTAAACTGCGGTTTGATACACACTCGTCCCACTCGTCGGCACTTTCATTGGCCCACGGCGAATGGCTATGTAGATGTAGGTTGCTGAGGTGACACGACTTACAGCATTAAACCCTGTGGCAGTAGCGGTGTATCCAACATAATTTGGATTCTCAACCGCACTCGTATTCGGCTGCAAATGCCCATTATTTGAATACGATAGACCACGCATTGAATCTTGCAATTCCCAGTCATTCACTACTGAGGATGTTTTGGTAAGTATCCATTGTGGCTCGTACCCAAGGTTTACCGTAGCATTGCCGCTGCCGTCAGTCGTAAACGACCCACACGAAATCACATTGTCCGTACCACTTAGGCCAAAGCCACCTGCGTTGTGGGCAAAGAGGTAGGCTACATATTGATTACTAGCCGAGCCACCAGAGTCATAAAATCTAGCAGAAGTGCTAGTAACGTCGGAGATTGAACCCTGACCACCAACTTTTGCGCTAGTTAGATTTAGATAAATGTCATCATTCGTGGCTAAGCTTCTGTGATACGCAATCCAGTTATTGGTAGTTGGGGTTCCCGCAATTCGTTTATAAACAATGAATCCAGGGGTAGAACCTAGGTTATGGTTAACCGTTACAAAACCCGTTGAACTACCATTAAATACTTGTATATCAAAGAACTTCGGCTGCTTGCGGAAGGTCCATGAGACGTATGTGGCTGTATTGGTGTTTATTTTAGCTAGCGAGCTAATAGCAAAGCCCGTAGTGTTAAACGCTGTCAGACCAGTGCTTTGCGTTGTCTCGGCAGCAGTGCTGTTGCTGACTAAATCTTTTGTGACTCCCCTTGTAGTATCGTATAGCGCATGGTCTGTTGCCCCACTGCGGCCTTTCATCCAAACCAACCCACCCTTCGTAGACAGATCAATCCCGTTGGTGATGGTCTGCGTAGAGCCATTGCCGGTGTACAGGTAAGTTGAGAAAACGTCTTCGATGTAGGCAGGTTCTACTGCCTTTGCAGCAGATGCTAAAGATTTAACTAACATTAAGCATTCCCCACACGAGCACCATACACTTGCGTACTAACTTTCCATAACACAATAACGGTATACCCTGAAGTGTTTAATGTAGGTGCTGAACCATTATCAGTCTTCCATACAACACCTGAACCACCAAAGGTAGAATCAGACCATGTCAGTGTATAAGCAGATCCATCATCAACCATAAGAGTAACTGCTTCACCTGCTACAAAGTTAGTAGCTTTAGGTGTTCTAGCAGCACCTAAAGTAATCAATTGAATAGAACCATTACTAGGATCAATTTCAAAAGCAGCACCGTCTGTAATGGTATAGATGTCTTCTGTAATTGCTCCAACAATAGTAGGATCAGTAAGTGTGCCTGTATTTATAGCAGGACTTGTAAGTGTTTTATTTGTAAGTGTCTGGGTATCTGACGTACCTACTACTGTACCTGTAGGTGCTGTCTTACCTGCCCACGTTGTAAGATCTGCATCATAAGCCTGTACGTCTGTGCCAATCACTAAACCTAAATTAGTTCTAGCAGTAGCAGCACTATTAAGATCAGAAAGATTATTAGTTACTCTTAGGAATCTAGCATCAGCAGTAGCCTGTGTATATGTATCTGCTACATTAAATGCACCATAAGCAACAATATCTATAATGTCACCTGAAGTAGCACCTGTAGCTAGAACAATATTTGTACCACTTGTAGCTGTAAAGTCAGTACCAGAAACTAACTTGACACCATTAAGATATACATCAACAAACCCTACATCATACGTAGCAGAGAAAGTAGTCTGTGAAGATGTAGCTGTATATACATAACGCTCATTAGTACCGTTAACAGCAGAGCCTGTAGCTTTCCATACTGAGCCTGTATACACTCGCATCTCATTGGCTACAGTATCAAAGTACAATGCCCCAGTTAAAAGTGCATTACCATCATTGTCCAGTGTAGGTGCACTAGACTTAGAACCCAAGTAACGATCATCAAAGGCATCATAACTAGCTGCTGCTGAGGATGCAGAACTAGCTGCATTAGAAGCACTTGTAGCGGCATTAGATTCGCTTGTAGCAGCATTAGAAGCACTTGTAGCTGCAGCAGCAGCAGAAGCAGCAGCACTCGCTGTAGAGCCAAATAAAGTGTCTATATAGTTCTTTGTAGCTGCATCCTGAGCACTTGAAGGATCACCCATGCCAGTGATCTTATTTGTACCCATTGCAATAGCACCTATCATCGTACCACCTGACAAGCTTAGCTTTGTAGCATCTGCAGTATCTACATAGACTTTAGTTGCTGCATCCTGATTAGCAGTTGGATTACCTAGACCTGTAATCTTATTCGTACCCATTGCAATAGCACCAGACATCGTGCCACCTGCAAGTGCAAGCTTAGTTGCAATAGAGTTAGTAATTGTCGTAGCAAAGTTGGGATCATCTCCTAATGCTGCTGCAAGTTCATTGAGTGTGTCTAATGTACCAGGAGCAGTATCAATAAGGTTTGATATGGCAGTATCTACATAGTTTTTAGTAGCTGCATCTTGGGCATTAGTCGGGTCAGTAATATTAGTAATCGTAGCTGCACTAGAAGCATCCATATTCAATGTGCCATTGATGGTCACATTGTTGAATGTACTTGATCCAGAGGATGCAGTGACGTTACCTGTTAGATTACCTGTAACATTGCCAGTTACATTACCTGTTAAGTCACCCGTAACATTACCAGTTACTGCACCTGTAAGTGGACCTACAAATCCAGTGGTAGCTGTGATTGTCGTACCAGTGATAGCTTGAGCAGATGCACCACCAATTACAGTACCATCAATCGTACCTGCATTAATATCTGCACTAGCAATGACAGCAGATGTATTTACTGTAAGTGCAGGTGTAGTGACAGAGGTGTTAGCTACAAGTGTAGTAAATGTACCTGCTGCTGCAGTACTACCACCAATGATAGTGGCATCAATAGTACCACCATTAATATCAGCAGTATCAGCTACAAGGCTATCAATGTTGGCTGTACCATCAATGTACAGATCTTTAAACTCAAGTGAAGATGTACCTAAGTCAATATCATTATCAGTGACAGGTACGAATGCACCATCTTGAAATCTTACTTGTTCTACTGCACTAGAACTAACACTGATAAATACACCTACACGATTGTTAGTACTATCAGTAACTACTTTATTGCGATTATTAGAATCTGATATTAAAGGTACATAAGCACCTTCAGCAGCAGTGCCATCATGCCTGTGACCAGATGCTTGAGCAAAGGCATCACGCAATGCATTATATTCATTGTTAATGGGCGTAGCCCTAACAACTGCGGTAGGTACAATATCCGCTGAAGATTGTCTTACATAACCTGCCATGTCATTGTCCTTTGCCGTCTGTCCCTTTAGCGTCTATCATTAAAGGAGTAATTTAAAACAAAACCTTGAATGGTATGACTTGCATTTGTATCATTAGTGACATATCTAAATGCCACAGAGAAACCAGATCCAGAAAAATTAGATTTAACTACAGGTGCAGGATTCCCGTCATAAATAGCTGCTGCATCGTATACTGCTTCGTTGTAGTATGCTGCTGCACCTGCAGTTGTAAATGTAGTATTCTTGGGATTGAAGACATTTATATCTTCAAAATCATATTGCACTGAAAATACAATATTAGAAGCACCTTCACTACGTAAG